ATACAGCACCACCGCCTACCAAATATCTATTATTACGTTTAATACGTTCAATAGATTTATTTAAATTATCATTAACTTTATTAGTATTATCAAGATTATATTGAAGAATTTTAATCTCATTATTAATAGTATTATATTTAAGTTTTTGAAGACTAATAATACTATCTTGTTCTTCAATTATATCTTTATAAAGTTTACTTTTAATAATTTTAGCATTAGCAACTTTAATCATACTAATAGGAACAGAAACAACTGTGTCAGTAGTGTTGACCCCCCGTGGAGGATGCACTACATTATTAATCTCACTCTGACACCAACTTCTTGAATAACTCCCAAGAAGCACTATCACTAAGACTAATAACTTTATCATCAATATCTTTTTCATGTTCTTTAAGTTTATAAACTACACTTTCTCTTTCAATTATAACTAACTGTATAGAATCAATCCGAGTACGATTAATAGCAGTGTCACTTCTGTTATATGAATTGGCTTCTACACTAAAACGACTTATTGATAAATATAAAGTTGCACATAAATTAATAATCACTATTACTAATATTGCTATTAATATCTTCTTCATGATTCTATACAGTATTAAGTTAATCTTTTATTTCAATAAGTTTGTTAAGTAAATCAAGCGTCCATCTACCTGTTTCTTTAAGACCTAAAACTCTTTGAGCCATCTTAATAGTAGCAGTTTGACCACAATTTACATTTGTATCGAATAATTGTTCTGCAACTCTTTGACTATTAAAATCATCAAGTTCAAATACATCCCAATAACCAATTTTATATTTAGACCAAACAAGTTTTTGAAGTTGAATATCATTATCAAGTTTAGACTTAAATTCTTTACTACCAACAGTATAATGTTTCTTATATTGGTCAATCATATTCCAACCTTGCCAAGTAGGATTATACTTACGACTTATACCTCTATAAGTTTCTCCACCAGCATCATCTTTATCATTTACATATCCACCTTCTTTAATAGAAAGTTTTTTAAAAGCATCTCCAAAGTTAGCCATAATTTAATATTTATAAGGATTAGTACAATAACGAAAACAATCACAAGCATCGGCATAATCATCTTCATTAAAACTTTTAATAGTAGCCCAAAATAATAGAACTTTAATTTGTACTTTATAATTTATAAAACTAATTTCTCTATTATTTTTACGACAGTTAGCAACTAATCTAATATTACCTTCATGTTTAATTATATACATAGCTTATTATTCATTAAGAACTCTATTAATCCAACCTCTAAGAAATTTAATATTATTTCCTTTACTAGCAATATCATTATAATATCTGATACGTTCAAGCTTATATTTAGCAATAAAATAATCAGCACTAATAGTAGTATCAGACTTATAAGAATTAAGAGAATCTTGAGTTCTACGAAGTAACTCTTTAGTAAGAACTAATTCATTAACAGCAGTAGAATCAGTAACAGGCACATATCTAATTTCAGGAACAGGAGTAATACGTTTAGCACATCCACTAGATAAACAAATAGCAAATATAACTAAAACTATAAATCCAATAATTACTCCAACTAAATTATCTCTATTTAGTTTCATATAGCAAGTTTAAATTGAGTTTGAACACCAGTAGCTTTAATCTGTAATTCTCTATCTTTAAGAACTTTACTAATATCATCACGTAAATAATTCATTGTAAAGAACTTAGTAGTTTCAACAGGATTTTCTTTAATATGATAAAGACCGTCAGAAAATCTTTTTGGCATACCATATTCATTAAGTTCAAAATCACTATCAATATGACATAACCAAATACCTTTAATAGTTAAACCAAGTATATATTCAACAGCAAAAGCATACATACTAAGTTGTAAATTATATATAGCACCATTACAATTAGGAAGATGATTAAGAGGAGCTAAAAGTCGTTCATCTTTCTCAACCCAATTATTAGTTTGTTGTGCAGGTTTAACTGTCTTATCTTTTTTATAATAACCACTACTAAATTTTAATCCACCACGATTAGTTTTCCAATCTCCTACAACAGCACAATTAGTATCCTCATTAACAAGAAGAATATCAATAGTACCACTGATTAACCAATCTATAAGAAACATACCAATTTCACTATAAATCTTATAGCCTTTTTCAGTGTACATTTTAAAAGCATCATATATAAGAGGATATCTATTACCTGTAATTTCAATAAAATCATTAAGATTAAGAAGTTTATAACTAGCACCAAAATTAGGAATATCAGCAATAGTAACCATTACACCATTTTCTCTTTTATCAAGATAATTAATAGCTTGTTGAAACATAGATGCGCCTTTAATTCCATCTTCAAGACCGTTATGAGTATTAGTTCCACGTTCACATGCTTCTTTAGTAATAGTTGACCATTGTTCTTCTAGTTTCTTCTCACTTATTCCTAGTTCTTTAGACTTCTTTCTCAACCAATAGTTCTTATCGAACTTTGGAGCATAATTATGAAGGATAGTAGTAGTTGAAATATAATCATTACCTAGACTATCATTATATTTATGTTCTTCTTCATGAAAAATAAGTCTAATATCATTATATCTTTTATCTCTAAGTTCCATATTATTAATACCATTAAGTTCAACACTAGTTTGGACCCGCTTCGGCACTACGTGCCTACGCTAGACTCCCCGTAGAGGATGGAGTGAGTCAGCATTAGCTTATTCTTCAATCATACTAGAAATAACTTCTGTACCTCCTCTACCAACAGTATTCTCTTGTTCATATAGAAGATTTTCCTCAGCAATATTAAGAGCTTTAATCGTATTTGGAAATTGATTAGCTAAGTCATTAATCTGTTTCATATATCCAATAACAGTAGGAACATCTTCAAGACTTGCACCATCAGATAACTTATCATTTAATAGCTCATTTAGTTTGTTAGCAGCTAAAGCAACATTATGAATACCACGTTTAATGTTAAGAACAGCTTCCATACCAGCTCCAGCTTTTTGATTATAATATCTTTTAATTAATTTCCAAACAAGAATATCAGGTTGATAATTCTTAGGTAAATCAAAGTTTTCAATAGCCTTTTTAAGAGCTTCTTTTTCACTAAGACCTTCTTGTAAACAAGGACCTTTAGGGTCGCCAAGATAATAAATAACACCAACTTCTTTAATATACATATCTTTATTGGGAGATTTATCTCTAGTATAAAGAAGACTAACATCTCTATCAAGAAGTTGTTTAAGTGTAGGAGCTTTTGGCATACCAGTTTCATCTATGGTCAGCATCCAATCCAATTCCAAACCGTTCATATATTTCTTCTACTTCTTCATCAAATTCAATAATTTCAAGTTTACTCATAGCATATACCCAAAGATTAGCATAAGCAATACCATGTTTTTTACTTAGTTTAATCCATTTAGGAAGAAGTTTCTTTTTAAACTTACGTTCATTAGTAATCTTTTCTTCTTCTTCATAATGTTTTTGCTTTTCTTCTTCCATAACTTTCGCAGTATATTCTTTATACTCTTCTCTAGTCATAGTTTTTCTAGCTTCTTTAAAATCTTTATAATGACTAATAAGTTTGGAACGATACCAATTCTTTTGAATAGTACCAATATGAGGAATAGCAACACATTTATCTTTTCGTATATTAATACTAGCTTCTTTTTCAAGATTCTCAATAATAGATTTACAAAGTATTCTTTCATCTCCTTGTAAACCAATATCATCTAGAATATTATTCATATCTTTATAGATAAGAATATAATTATCATCAAATTCTTCGTGTGAACTAGTATTAGCTATATTAAAATTAGAATTAGTTTTAAAACCCATAGTTGAAAGTTTAAGAACTCCTTTTAGTTTACTACTATAAACAAGAACACAAGTACCTATAATTTAAGTTATACTATGAGTAGTTCTAAAAGGAGTTCGATATTTAGAATTTAATATGGCAGCTAATTAATCTTTAGTAGAATAAATAAAAGGATTAGAATTACCAGATTCAGAATTAATAGCAGCTTTTAAATCATTAATAGCAATAACTTTAAATTCTAAGAACCAAACTTTCTGTCCTTTATTATATCCTTGTTTTTGTCCAAAAGTACCAACAGTAATAGAACGAGTTAATTCAGTATCATTAGTAATAAACTTATTAATAAATTGAGGACTAAGAACATTATGTTTAAGATAAAGATGATAACCACGTTCAAGAGTAGAACGGTCAATTATAATCTTATCCATTTTGTTCATACCAATAAGTTCAGCATCTTCTTTACTAATCTTAGCAATAATTGGTATAACCTCAACAGTAGATACTTTATTATTAATAACACCAAATAAACTTTCATTTTGGCAAAGAGCTACAATACAATAATGTTTAGCAACTACTACATTACTAAGAACAGCTTCAAGTGCTTCACTTGTTATTTCACTTAATTCAGTAGGTATATTAATACCAAAATCTTTAAATTTACTTTCAACTTTAATCATAATACTAATTTATCTAGTTTTAATAATACAATCAAGACCTGTACTTCCAAGTTTAAGTTTACTTTGAATCTTAATTTCTTTTTTATTCCTATCTCCACTATGAAATTCTCTAGTGTATTTAGGCTTAGTTTCACTTTTATTTTTTCCCATAACTTAATTGTTTTCAGCAAATGTAATAGTTTAAATGAATCTACCAAGAGAAAAACTAATTTTAACATTTAATACCGTAGAGGATTATATGATTATAAATATGCAAGTCATACTCCCCGTGGAGGATGGAGATGAGTTAGACTTAATCATATTAGTATTAATGATATTAATAGAGATAATGATAATAATGATAGTATTGATTAACTTGATGTGATTGATACTGATTGTATTCATCCTCCACGGGGAGTTGAGCGGAGAGCGAAGCTCGGAGCGGGTCACAGTGAATCTATTAATGCTGATTATATTAATATTAATATCTATATAGATACTATTGCTACTTTATAATTACTTGATTATCAATAAGTTACAATACATAACTTGTTCCATCCATGGAACACATTTCGCTATTTATTTGCTATATTTGTTCCATGGGTGGAACACATTTCGCTAATTTCTTAGAGTAATATATTTTTTTTATGTTAAACTTAATAATATTATTGTTATGACTTTTAAAGAAGATTTTAAACCTACTAAAGTTTATAATAAACTTGTTAATGATGTTTGTTATAATGCTGATTGCTTAGAAGAATTTGAAAAACAAAGACTTGTTGTTGCTAATCCTTTTAGTTATAATAAAAGTACCAGAACTGGTATAGTTGCTGAATTTGATAATGGTTATCATCTTAGTAAAGAAGTTGGCATTAAACGTAATTTTGTTACTATTGGTATGAGAGTTTGGGATATAATAAGAAAGAATAGATATGCTGTTATTATTTCTTTTATTGGTTATATTGCTGAAAATATTAAATTTAATAGTAATGTTATTTATATTTCTCATGATTTAATTAAAGGTTATGGTTTAGTTAAACCTAATCGTAGAGATTATTATAACGCTATTTCTTATCTTGAAGATGAAAATATTATTAAAAGAACTAATTTACAAAATATTTATGTTGTTAATCCTATTTACATATTTAGAGGTGATGTTAACAAACTTATTAATATTATTAGTGAAGCTAAATTAATAAAAACTTTTGATGATAAAGATAGACTTATAGTTGATAAGTTTGTTTTATTTAAAAATGATACTGATAAAGGTATTGTTATTGCGAATAAAGATTTGTATGCAACTGAAGTTATAGATATTAGCGAAGACTGAGTTAAATGCGATGATAAAAATGATGATAATTATAAAGATGATGGCGAAGATAATGGAAATAATGAAGATGAAGGTAATAAAGGTAATGATAATGAAAATGAAATGAAAAGTTATAATGAGAGTGATAGTGAAAATGATAGTAATGGTAATAATTAGAGTGAAAATAGTGTATATTAATGTTTTGATGAGGCTAGTGAGTAGGAGGGGTGGGTCATTAAATTGGACTTGGACACCCCCGTCAAGTTCTAGGAGAAAGTAATAATAATTAAAAAGAGGAAAATTAAAGTGATGAATATGGCGAAAATGATGTTGAAGATAATAGTGAATAAGGTAATAATAAAGTGCATAAATATAATAGTGAATAAGGTAATAATAAATAAATATAATATAATATAATAGTAATGATGGTAATAATAAATAAATATAATAGTAATGATGATAATAATAAATAAATAAATAAATATAATAGTAATGATGGTATTGAATATGAAAGTGAAGATGAAAGTGAAGATGATGGTGAAGATGAAAGTGAAGATGATGGTATTGAATATTATATGTATTAGTGTGATAGTGAGGCTAGTGAGCATAACCCCCGGTCATGTTAAACTTGATTGACTACCCCCGCCTAAAGTTGATAGAGTTAATGATAATCCTGCTCATTATCAACATTAAATATATTGAGATTATTCATCTCATTACATTACTAATTATTAACACTAATCATTATGAGAACAAACAAACCATTGTTGTTAGTTGCAATCATACTGATGATGCCAGCTATCATACTAGCATTGAAAGTAGAGCCAACTAGTGATGAACAAATTACTGCTGTTGTATTTGGAATACTATCGGCTATTGTTAGTTATCTTAGTAGAGATTAATCTCTACTAGATGATGTTGCTCATTATCAACATTAAATACTTTGCAGTTGAAGAACAATTGCCAGTAATGCTACTGATTAGCATAATTAAAAACTTAATAGTCATGTCAGACGTAAAAGATTTAGCTCAAGCTGCACAAGATGCTGCTGTTGCTCCTGAGAATGTTAACGTAGTTGAACAAGCTACAAGTGTTGAACAAACTAACGCCGCAAAGACTGAACAAGCTCAGACTATCGAAGCTATTGTCAAGTCTATTTGTACTGACGGTTATAGTCGTGTAGTTAATACTACTATTACTAATATTGACTGTCAAGAACGAACTGCTGCAAATGGCAAATCTTACCTTAATGCATTTGTTACTATTAGTAATCCTGTTAAAGGTGCTCAAAGTATGCCTGATGGTACTCATAGAATGGGTATGCTTGGCGCTGTACAAACACCGTTCAATCAGGTATTGCTAGTGATGCGCAAAGACAAGTTCTACGGTCGATTCGTGAACTATATTGCCGAAGCTGCTGAAGCTGGCTTTGCTAGTATGTACTTAACTGGCGTTAATATTAGAATACTTTGTCAGTTTGTTGCTGCTGGTGTACAAGAACGTAATCCATTTACACGTAAAGATAATCTTTACAATGTTGTAGATTACGATCGTTATGTATATCATATCATAGGTATCGAGCAACCTAATGATGCTGTCACTGTTGGTGCTTATAATGTGCTTATCAAACAGCTTATGGAAGATGCTCGTGCAGCTATTGCAGCTAAACATGACGCCAAAGCTAAAGCAGCTAGTTTTGTTGCTGCTAGTATTAGCGATGATGACAATATGCCGTATTAATCAACATTACGCTACTGACCTTCGGGTTGGTAGCGTTAATGCTATCAACAATAGTTTTGTTGGTGCTACTGCTAGTAAACAACATGGCAATGCTCATAGTCAACATTAAATATATTGCAGCAAACGAACTTAACAGTCTGATAAGTCTTATTCATACAAATCTTGCTGTATTGTCTGATAAGACTAATTCTAATAATCTTGCTTATGAAAGTTAAACGTATTATTACTACTATTGAAGTAGAAGATAATAATTCTACTACTTCTGTTGAACTTACTAAACTTTTTCTTGATGAACATTATGTTCCTCTTGTTGCTACTAATATTAGTTCAAATGGGAACTCAACTGATATTAATAAACTATATAGAGCTGTAGATAATAATCGTAATCTTATTGTATTAAAACTTGCAGGTATCGCTAAGGATATTAATGATGCTCTAGATGAAGGTGACGTTCGTGGAGAATCTCCTACTGAATAAGATGATATTGCTGGTAGTAAAAATAAACAACATAGCCTATATTATATTATCATCCTAACCGTAAGAAGTCCTATATATATTATATATATAATATATATAGACTTTTACTCTAATGTACCCACGCGCGTGTATGCGTAATAGACTATTGCTCATGCTCTATACAGCTTGGTTTGACTTGTTCAAACCAAGCTGGTATTACTAACCTTGATAATCTTGATAATATTGATACTAATTTTGATAATCTTGATGTAGTTATTATTGATGATTTTGTTATAGATATTATTAGTCATGTTAGTCATACTTCGAAACTTGCTACACAAGTTTCTCGAATTAGTGCTACTAGTCTTGATAGTCTTGATGATTTTGCTAGACTTGCTAATACTAGTCAAGCTAATGCTAATCATATCCATCCTCTACGGGGGGTCTACACTACTAATTCAGCTAGTTTTGATACTGCTAATATTGGTCATATTGAACTAGGTAGAGCTAGTATTGGACATGAAGGTCATATTGAACATGAAAATTATGATGAATTTGATGGTGATTATGGTCATATTGAGCCTGATTTTGCTATTGGTAACTATAACTAAACTTGGTCATATTGATACTATTCATGACTGATTTTGCTATTGATGGCTAGTATTGACTATGACTGATTAACTTGATTTTGCTAGCGGTGACTAGAGGTAACTAGTGATATTGCGGATGATATTGAATGTGGAGAATGTAATAGTGTAAGCAATGTGAGGTTGAGAATGAGTATGAAAGTGATTATAATGATGGAGATGAGAGTAAAGCTGTGGGAGTTGATGGTAGTGTTTATTTTAAAAAACTTAATTTTCCTCATCATCTATCTAAGCCTATTGTTCCAACTCCCTCTCTCTCCTCCTCTCCTATAACTTCTAGTTATACTATCATAACTTCCAGTTCCAGCATTATAACTTCTAGTTATACTATCATAATCTCCAGTTATACTATCATAATCTCTAATTCCAGCATTATAATCTCCAGTTCCAGCATCATAACCTCCAGTTCCAGCATTATAACCTCTAGTTATACTATCTATAACCTTTCATTATAACCTCTATAACTTCTAGTTATATCACTATCAGTTTCAGTCATAGCATCATCATCATTATCATCTCATTGACGTTCGTCATGACGATTAGTCATACAATCGTCATTAAGACTAACTCTAACAGTATTATCAAGTCTAATAAGACTTCTAGTCATACTAATCAATAGCATTAGTTCTAGCTAATAATAGCTCTACTAGTAGTATTAGTATTATAATGACTATTAAACCTAGTCTTAATAGTAATATTAATATTAATCAAACTAATATTGCTAATACTGATATTGATTATGTTCTCTATACTCTTTATACTCTTGATGTTGATTATGTTTATCATACTCGTTATATTTATGATGTTGATTATATTCTTTCTCATTTAAATCCTATTGCTATAACTATTTTAGTTATTTTAATGCAGTGATTCAGTATTAGTTAGAATTATAATATAAATAAATTATAATATATTTGGAGTATTATATTTAATTATTATATTTGTCATGTTGTTCAGTAGAGTAATATTGCTACTGATAATAATATTAATCTTAAACTTATAAGTGTTATGGTAAATTTTGATAATGTTACTACTGGTATTCCACAAAAGCCTAGAAAAAAGACTATGGCTGAAAGTTTAGAAGAAGCTAAACAAGAAGGTAGACTTGTTGTTCCAGAAGAAGATAAACAAGAAAATGCTGTTATTAGTACTGAAACTATTCAATCTAAGTCTGATAAGCCTAAGAAAAAGAAGAAAGTTAAAGTTAGAAAAGATGGTGAACAAACTGTTACTGTCAGTCAAGAAGATAATGATTTTAAAGATGCTAAGACTGATAAGCGTGGTGTTCCTGTTGGAATTAATGTTCCTCAGCATATTCTTGATGTAGTTTGTATTGTTAAGTTTAATGCTGCTTTTAGACGTCATACTTCTCTTAATATTCTTCATACTTTAGAAGACGATGGTAGGATTAATAACTCTAAAGGTGCTTATGTTGATTTTCTATGGAATAAGTTTAGAGTTACTGCTGATGGTGGTCTTCGTAGAGAATATAGATATACAGAAGATTTATTTATTGATGCTCTTGTTAAAGCTCATGCTGATGTAGCTACTGATAATCAAAAGGTTATTAATAGTATGATTAATACAGAAGCTGAACTTAATAAAGCTAAATCTCCTGATTAACTAAGTTTGTAGTATAGACTCCCCGTGGAGGATGATAGTGTTGTTGAATTAGTTAAAGCTAGTCTTCATTTGCTATTCATTTTTATCCATTTTGTTACAGGGTTTTATATTTGTTTGTTTAGAGTTAAATACATTGATGATAATCATCCTCTACTCGGAGTTTATTTTAAATATATTATTATGGAAAGAACTGATATTTATTTTGTTGAAGATGATACAAGTTTCAATAATAATGTTGAAGGTGTTGAAATTCATGCAGAATGTCTAAGTCAAGATTATGATGACATTGCTTGGGAACCAACAGTTGATGATACTCCTGCTGTTGATCCTGAAAATGATATTTTTGGTTATTACGATTAACTAAATGTTTGTATTATGAATTATAATGAAATTTTTGCAAGTTGTATTATGTCTGAATTACGTAACGAAGCTGATTTATCAAAGAGTTGTGAATATTGTAAAGAATTAGCTGATTTTAGTGAAGCTATTAAAGGTAAAGGTTTATCTAGTAAAGAATATGCTCTAGCTATTAATTTATTTAGTTTTGTTTATAGAGAAAAACATCATGTTGAATCTTTTGGTAATACTAGAGAAAGTGTTTTTGAATATGCTCTTGATAATTTTCAAATAGATTGGTTAGTAAGACGTTGGGATAGCGTAATTAAATCTAAGGATGAACTTAAAAATGTTATTGCTGTTCTTCCTCAAAGTTTTAAAAATATTATTGTTGATATTGTTGATACGCAATCTCTTATTAATCATAATATTGCTGAACATCTTATTAAAACTTCTGAAGAAGAATCAATTGAAATAAGTAAGATGCTTATTCCTACTACAGATAATGAAAATAAACTTAAACACTTTACTGAAAATGAACTTATAGAAGAACTTAAACGTAGAGAAAAAGAACGAATTGCTACAAAATAATTAATAATCCCATTTTAGATACTATGGTCTGTGAAG